CGTTTAGGAGATTTAGGCCGTTTAGCTGGTTTTTTCGTTGAAGACTTTTTACTTGCCCATGCCTCATTTTGAGGTGTAGACGGATCATCGCCAACAAACTCGCCCGATTTTGTTCGTGCTCTAGTTTTAGCCATGTTTCACCTATTATGGTTGTTTATTGTATTGAGTCATACCATCCGTGGAACGCTGTGCTACCGTCAAGAGATAATCACAATCGACCTTATTAGCAGTAGCTTCACCAGCTACAGCAGCAAACCACGTAGTCATTTGAGAAGTGGGGATGTTATCCGTAGTCGTTGTAACCAGCTTCCGGTCAACATAAAATTCCACTTGCGAAGTACCACGAACAACAAAGCCCAATCTACGATCACCACTAATCGTACTCCCGGAAACGGAACCATCAGCCATGTCTACACCAGTATCTGTTTTAGTTTCGGTGCCTCCACTGTCACAAACAGCATAAATATCTGCTGCTTCATCCACAATCAAAAATCCTATTTGGTTATTGGTCGCAAAAGGAACCCCTGTAGCTAAAGTACCATTTTCACATAAACCAACAAATACATCCATTTGATCCGCATCTGTCGAAACGATACGGGTTTCAAAGTATATGTTCTTACTGGCCTCTGGTCCCCAGATTTCATTACCTTGAAGAGAGGCACCTGTGTTGTCTGATCCAGTACCGGCAATTTCGTACCAGCCGCCAACAGCGTCAGCTAAAATAGCACCTGTACCACTGGTAAGTTGTGAATAGGTCCAATCATTGGTCCCATCAACTGCGATCCCAGTAAAATCTTCATACTGGAAAACATAATCAGGGTTTGTTTGGATTGGTAAGTTCGTGAACCATGCGCCACCAGCAGTTTGATTAGCTCCACCACTATATGCCACGGGTCCAGAAAAACGTGTAGTACTCATAAATACCTCCTTACGAAAGGTTTCGCCCTAGAGTCTTCGTAAGCGTCTGCTGGGTCAGTCGCTAGGGCTAAAATCATCCCAGAAAATGGAGGGAGGTTACCCTCCCCCCGTATTCTTTTCTCTTTACGCTCCTGGCGATCCAAAGATACCACGAGGATCAGACCAGCCAAACGCATAGCGTTCCCTGGCTTTATACCTCACATTCCCGGTATCGAAGTCACCTTCCATTGAAGTACGAACTGCCGTCCGGTTGAAACCTTTCAAACCGTTTGGCGCATCCGTCTTAATGAACCACGCATCCGTATCCGTCAGGAAATGGTTAACGGCATAACCATCCGGAAGCATACCCATGTTCCGAATAGCATTTATGTCATTATCCGCAGTTCCTGGACGAAGTGTGGATTCCAAGAGACGATCTACGGTAAATTGAAGTTCCTTTGGAACAATCATTTTAGTACCGCTAACCGCAACTTTTAAGCCACGCTCATCAACGAAACCAGCAATATCAATGAGAGCTTGCTCTAAGCTAGTCTCATTAAGATCCGCTGCCGTTGAAAGCTCGTTCCGGAAAGTGCTGCCGTTTGCAAGAGTGTGTGCTGTTGAGCAAAGCTCAAGACCATCACCACCTGTATACGTGCTGTCGAAAGCATTGTTAAGGATTGCAGCACCCTTAACTTGTTTCGTCTGGCTCATGCTACGTGCAAGGGCCTTTGTATACCGACTAGCAAGTCGATCATAAAGGTTATCCTCAATAGCTTCTTCGGTAATGGAGAATGCCAAGGCAATCGTCTCCATCGTATAACGAGCCGTGTATACTTCTTGCGCGTCATCAAACGACACCGCAGACCCTTCAGATTTGGTCTGTGCTGCCCCAAAACCGGATAGCATGACCTCTTCTTCAAAGGCACGATCAGAACTTTCCATAGAAAAGATCTGTTCGTATTCACGATCATATTGATCGTATTCCAAACCAAACAATGCGTTTAGGCCGGGTTCCAACTCTTTGACAAGTTGGGCTCTACTAATAGCCATTTCTCAGCCCTCCTATACGCCTGTGGTTGAAACAGTACCAGCAGCAATAGCACCGTTGGCACTATTGAAGTGGTTGTTCACCCGGATTAAGGCAGGAATGCCAGCAGCCGAAAAATCCTCGTTCATCGGATCTTCTTCCCATCCAAGAATACGCAAATTCAACGTATTCGTAGTATTGATGGTGCTAACTGCTAAAGTACACGAAGATTGTCCGGTAGTGGTACTACCACTGGTAGCTGTTGCAAAATCTGCATTTGCAAAAGCTGCGGCTCGTGCTATCGCTTTACTTGTCCAAGTAGCATCCGTTGCAATACTAAAAATTTGCATGGGATCGTCTGCCACAAACGCCTTTACAGGGTGATTACTATCCGCCCCTGATCCAGGCCAATGCATACTCCACGTGGGTTTCCCCGTAGTGCTTGAGACATACCTACAACCTTGGAAAGAGCCAAGAAGACCAACACTACCACCTGAAGCAGATCCTACAATGTCAATATATCCCGTACTAAGGGGAATGACAGGAGAGCCTTGGTAGATAACGTTGGAATTACCGTTGGCAATTTCATAAAGTGTATAGCCTGAAACACCCGTGGAATTGGAGTTTTGACCCATTTTACCTACAGGTCGAAGCCCCCAAGCTCCATTGGTATTAGCCATATTTTCGCTCCTTAAAGCAAATCGAGTTAACAGTAAGTCCTAAAGTTCAGTTTTAGGACCTCCAAACGTAACACGCGATTGACGTTCAGGTTTCTGAATCGCCATCGAATGATGTTGGGTCTCCTTCATAAGATCATTGTCAACCGCTTGCATTGCATCCGCATTCATTTGCGTAAAGTAATCCTTGCGCTCTTCGACAATCTCCGTAGGAATACGAGCCAACAACAAACCTCCTACACCAAAAATACCTTCATATCGTCCAGTATCAATAGTCGGCGCTTCAAAATCAGGGTATTCGTCTTTCCGAACCAGTTCCCAACCTTCCCGTACACGGGCCGATATGTTCTTCCGGTCATCAAAACCCCTTACTTCCGCGCGTATCCATCGGTGGACAAAGCCTTCCGGTGGAGGGGGGGCATCCAATAAGGATGGAGGTCTCCAAGGTTGCCGACGCGGCTTCGCTGCACGGGTCTTGGAGGCGCGAGGAGTTTTATCAAGAGTTTGTTCAGCCATTGCTGCCTCCTAGCGTTTTTTGTTTCGCGTACTCGTCTAAAGGAACTCCTAGCTTATTTGCTATTGCAACCTCACTTGGAGATAACCTCACTGTTTTGCGCCCAGTACTGCTGGAGCGAGTAGCAGATGCCACGGCCTGTTGAGGCTTTCGACCATCTGATACGGAAACCGTTGTCCCGCCATTAAACTTATGCGGAAAGGCATCCCGTATTCTTTTATCTATCTCATCGTAATACGCGGGCGACTCCGTGTCAAAGCCTTCTTCTTCAACAAGCTTTTTATGAATTCCAAAAGCTGCAAAAGTCATCGCTTCGTCATCACCAAACCAATCGTTCTTAGACGCCCAGTTTTCTGCTTTTGGATCAGGGCGATTAGGTGTTTGAGAAACCTGTTGAGGAGCCGCTGCTTGTTGCGACATTTGTTGCTGATACTGTGCTTGCTGGGCTTGCTGTTGTTTTGCCGCAGCTACCCGCTCTTCTTCAATAGCAAGGCGAGCCAGCTTTTTATTCAACTCAACCTGGGCCGAAGTATCATTAGTAGCAATCGCTGTTTCCAAATCCTTTTCTAAGGACTCACTTTGCGTTGCGATACGGTCTCCATATTCCGCAACATAGCCCTTGTCCAAGTTTTGAACCCGACCTTTAAGCTGTGAGTTTTCTACCTGCACAGTTTTAGCATACTCTATTGCCGCGTCCTGTTGCCGCTCAGCTTCCCGTACTTTATGCGTAAGCTTATCTATACGCTTTTGTACTTTCTTACTGTATACCTCATGCTCTTCCGAATCTTCCGCAGGCATCTCTGCTTCTGCTGCTACTGCCGAAGATCCAGATTCATCTACCTCAACCGCAACATCGTCTCCTTCAGAAGGAAGATCCACAGTTAGGTCTTGTTTTGTCTCTGCCATGGCGCGTCTCCATTAAATGTGCAGGATGTCTTCAGGGTCCTGTATGACGGCTATGATCTCATCATCATTCAAAATACGAACCTCGCCACCGTCAATCTTAAAACGAGATCCCGCATAACGTCCAAAAATCACCCAATCTTTTTCTTGGCACCAGGGTCCACTAGGAAACTTCTCTTCGTCAACATAAGCTAATGGCCCTACTTTAAGTACAAATCCACAGACAGTAGCCAAGGATTCTCTATCAATAACCGCATCCGGTAATAAAACCCCCCCTTCGGTTTTACCTTTTCCTCTATATGGAAGAATAAGAATACGCCATCCTGTAGGAGAGGGCATACGATCCATCATGCTTAAATCTATTTTCGTAGGATCAAGAACCTTGTCTTCAAGGTTGACATAGGCTTCTTGTAAGGACACAAGATTATCTTCAACTTTTGCTTCGGATTTCTCCATTATACTTCCGCCTTTTCTAAGATATCTCTCAACTCTTGTCCTATATAATCTAAAGATTCGATGTTGCCAACCAGTTGTTTGTATTCTTCTATATCTTTAACCGTACCTCTGGTCATCATTTCCGAAATACGAGCCCTACGCTCTTGTATACTTTTGAGCAAATGCTCTGCTAAGAGAATGCCGTCCATGAAGTGTCCTTTTTACTTGGCTTGTTTTTTATCCTGCTGCCATGCTCTGGCTTTAGACATGGCCCGTGTTCCAAACCAGAAAGAAATTATGCTGGCAAAGATTACCCCGTCCGTTTCCTCTCTCCACGCCATATCAATAGCAATCGTCCAATCCAAATTCTGGACGGCAATCATAGCATAGATCATCGCACCCTTGGTAGACAGATAGGCTAGGACGAACATGTAAGTGAGAACAGGACGGACGCTACCGCGAAGAGCGTTGATAAATCCCCCAGCATCGATAGATTTGTCATGCTCGTATAGTCCTTTCGTCTCCTGAATTTCTGCCTGAACATCTAATTCTTGGATCTTGAGCTTAGAAATTTGCTCCGCATACTTAGCCTTCGCCTCAAGCATGAGCAATTCCTGCTCGTTTGCTTGCTTCTGCTTAAAAAATCCAATCACCTCTGGGATAATGGAAGTGCCGAAACCCAAAAGACTGCCCAGCAACGAGATCATGGACCCACCTTTTCATTAATTGTCGCACTGGGCAACTCTTCAACAACACCTTTGCCCGTTGCCATTATACAGCCCTCGTCATCAACAATTGTGTGGAGAACCATGGTCCAATCGTCCTCTTCTACATCTACCCACATTTCCACTAAGCTCTCGCCGCCCGCAGTTATAGCAGATACACGAAGCTGTTCTCCCGTATATTTTAAATTAGACTCTACGATCTCATATTTAAGACACGGCAATTGCAAACGAAGTAGCGACGATATCGTAGGATATTTAGGGCGCTCCTCTCCGGCTATGCCCATTGATAAAACCAATGCTGCTACCAATACCTCCATCACGAAAGTCCAACGGGGGGATGCGAACCGTTGTGCTGGCTCTGAATCTTTTCAACCTGTTTCTCAAGAACTTGTAATCTTGCCAGTAGTTCTCCCATTTCTCGATTCTGCGAAGCCAGTTCCGATACACTGTTTATCTGAGCTAACGTGCCAATTTGACTGACAAACACCGCACGTTGCGACTCCGCGTCATCAAGCCGTGCATCAAACTTTGTCTTATGGTCTTCACTGCGCCTGATATGCTCTTCTAAATCCTCTATCACTCGCGATAGCTGACTCTTAACAACAGCATATCCCCCAGCAATGGTGCCGACCAACATCACAAATTGCATCGCATGTGCAGCAGTTAGTTCCATCAACTCACCTTATCTTAGGCGTAGCAGCCGCCCACATTAAAAATCCCACTGTTGCCGCCGCAAACAAAAGAAGGAATGCCCCCTTCCCAACCTCTACCAATAACTTATGCCAGAATATCTTATCTTCTTCCGCCTTTTGACGCGCCTTTTCTTTTTTAGCCTTCTCTTCTGCGGCTCGTTCAGCCAGAAGCTGTTTGCGCTGTGCTAATATCTGGCTCCATGTACCATGACCCCATTTGCGATCTATCTCTTTTGCCAGACTTTCTAAGGCAAGCTGATTCTGCTTCTCCTCCAAAACTTGATTAGCGACTGCGCTAATTGACGTATCATCATCATAGTCTTCATCCCCTGACCGCATCCGCAAGATTTGCTGCATACGGGTCTTTGGCTTTTTCTTTGTTTTCTTTTTCTTATGCTCCTCGTGTGCATGGAAGACGCCATCTAAAGCCTGACCAAGGGACTGTATTCCTTTGGCCGCGCTAACTGCCGACTTCGCGGCGGCTATTGCCATTCCTATTGTCGCAGGATCCATATACTGCCATCTTTATCATTTATAGAGAGTTAGAGGCACCGTTCATCAGTCCTCTTTGTTTGTCCTTGAGTTTTTCCACAGCGTCCCGCACTTCTTTCATATCTGTTTGCAACCGCTTAATATTGACACCGTTGCTCAAGCCTTCCTCAATTCTGGTCTGTATCTTTTCAACCTGACCACTCAGATGCTCAATCAACAGGTATTGCTCTTGATCCGCGCTTGCTTGTCCTAGTTCCCCTCTAGGCCACTTAATCCGAAATTCATTGTTCTTGTTTATATCCGCTTCCAGCGTAGATATCGCTTGCTTTAAATCTTTACGAATTAATTGCTCAAATGTTTCTAGTTTATTGAGCCGCTCCTGAATACCGAAGAAAGCCCAGACGCCCACAGAGACAGCCGCCACTATCGAAAGTAAATTCCTAATCGGCATTGAGATAGCTGAACTATCGCTTACTTTAATTTGGTCACTACCCCTTCTACCTCTGCCAGACTCTTCGGCCATTTACTTCCCCAGATGTTCAACGGGAAGCCACTTGTCGCCTGTCTTACCTGTATCGTACTTCCTTAAAACCAGCTTTCCCTTCGCACATTCCCACCGGGTCCCCACCGCATTACCGTGGGAGCGCAAGATTTTACGTTTTACCTTGAGACATTCGGCCATGCCCCCACGGGGAGTGAACTCCTTCAACTGCCCGGATATGAACATGTGCAGGATCCAGCCTGCAAAGAGTTTTTCGTCAGCGCCTTTTGCTACGTTAAGATTGCCAAAAAATATGATACAGCAAAAGAGCAATAATAATAATTTTGCCATAGTCGATGTTCCAAATCGAATTATTTCCACCAAAAGTGTTTTCCCACCACTTTAAGAGCGTATCCATTTATTTCTTCCCATTCATATAGGCGGTCATGCCCATGTACGCACCCACCACACCCGCTTGACCAATGTAGAACAAGCCAAACAAATCAGAAAGCGCCTGGATCCGACCGTCCGGGAAAATCGGCAAGAATACCATCAGCGTAAACACGATCATAGAGATCATGGCAACCCACGCCATCTGACGTTGAGCGTCCGCCTTTTCATGCTTGTCGAGAACTTCCGCTAACGCCAACTCATCGTCCGATACAATGCCGTCACCGTCTATGTCCAACGCATCATGCTGACTACCGCTCTGTAATTTCTTCTGAGCCATACGAAAGCCTAGCAGATTTTAAACTTCCCGCCGCGTTCCGCATCGCCCATACCGCGACTTGTTCCAGAGGTCACGCTTCCTTTTGCTACATCCGGCGTGGCTTCTTCTTTAGGAGGGTTGTAAGGAACAAAACCCTGACCTTTTATGACTTCACCTTTGCGTATAACGCCTACGGAGCCTTTTTCACTTGCCATGTCGTTTCCTAACCTTGCTGCTGTTGTTTCATAATTTCGCGCTCGCGGGCCGCTTGTATACGAGCCTCTGCAATATCCTCTGCGGATTGAATTCTATCCTGACCCAACTCCGCTGTCGTAGCCGCTTTTTGTTGATCCAGTTGCAACCGCTGTTGGTCCATCTGGTTTTCCGCAGCATCTCTTTGAGCCCTGATCTGCAAGTCCTGTTCCTTCAACGCGATTAATGGATCCGCTTGATCTTGGCCGCTAATCTGGGAACTAAGCTGCTTAACCTGTTGCATACCTTCTGCAATAAGTTGCGCCACCTGTCCTTCCGCTTGCATCATTTGTTCTTGCGACGGTTGTTGACCTTGTAATTGCTGCATCACTTCCGCCGAAACCTGCTCCTTCGCCTTTATGGATACGTGCTCCATGACGTGTTTTTGCAGGGCCATAGCCACCGAAGGAATTTGCATAACCATGCCTGAAGATCCGAAAACCAAATGCGCCATGATGTGTGCGTCATGGTTTTGTCCTTCAAAAGCCATCAAGGGTAAATTCTCCAAGGAATCTGAGTTCTCTAGTGCCGGATCTTTCGGAACCGGATCACCACCCTCCGTTGGTTTCAATACGCCATCCACATCCTTGATGCCAATAGCTTTGTACATACGGCGGTAAGCTTCAGGCATGTTATGCAAATCGGGAGCCGACTGCGCTAACTGAAGTTCTGTTTGTGCCAGTGTAACCCGTTGCGACATGGAAAAGATGTTGGGGTCTGCCATTGGAATAACGTCAACCCGATCATCGAAATCCTCTGCCTTAACCGTGCGCTCTGCCCCTACTACATTGTAGGGATACTCCGGCGGTAGCGACTGACCGAACACGTCCGCCAATAATACAAACTCTTCCTTTTGTGCATAAAAGAGCCGCTTGTGTATGGCCGACATGACTTTTGCACCTTGCTCCAAGAGAGCAATGGTCGTACCGACTGCGGCTTGCTGATTTCCTTCTCCTACCTGAAGATTAGAGACCGCTGCAAAACGTTGACCTGCTTCAACACAAAAACCCATCAACTGAAATAAGGTCTGATCCGCTCCGGTGTATGGAAGCATCATCAAGGAATCACGAATAGCGCCCCCTGGTACATCTACATCGCGAAATTCTCCCGGTGATAACGGATCGTCGTCGTTCCGTATACGAAGACCTCGCGCCTTAAAGCCAGCGGGCAAGTTAGCCAATGTACCCGCGTCAATAAGCTGGCGAAGGGCTGCTGTAGCCGTGCGACTCAATCCACCAATCATGTGGATTAAACTAAGTCCATAGAACCCAAACCCAGGCAAAAACTTGAAATGAACGAAATATTGGTTCTTTTTATATGTTTCGTCGTCTGGGTTATAATTACGGCGGATGCTTAAAAGTTTTCCATTACTTTCTGTAACCGTAACAATATAAGGAAGCTTGATACCTGTGGGTTCGCCTTCCCCATCCGTGTCCTCATAGCCTTCCAAGTCCAGATCAACATGGCATTCCAATAGAGTAACATCTCTATCCAGGTAAGTAGGTTCCACCCCGGAAATTTCGTCCATTTCCTCTTTTACTTGTGAGGGTTCTGCCTGTGAGGCCGAAACCTCTACGTCACTATAAAAACCTGCAACCTGCTTCTTGCGTAATTCGTTCTCTGTGATCTGGATCACATGCGTTACGTTTTCCGCCGTCTCCAAATCCGTAGCCGTATACGGCACGATAAGCTGCTCTGCTGGAACAAATTTACTTACGGCCCTCCCCAGGAACTCGTCATAGTAAACCTTCTTAAATGTAGACCCGGATAACGGGAGATAGAACAGCATCTGGTCGAATTCAGGCGTGTATTCCTTCATCACGCACGTGATCTGATAGTTCATAAAGTGCCTGACGCGATCCGCCTGATCTTCAACCTCCGGCGTGACTTTACCTATAATCTCCGTCCGTACCGGACCCCCAGCCGGAAGAAGTTCACCGAAAGCCTGCGCCTGAAATTGCGTAACCGCTTCCGCCAATAAAGGATGCGTCACACCCGTTGCGCCACGGAAAGGTTCCGTCCGGTCTTCGTACTTAAATCCTAGAAGCTCCAACCCCGTGCGGTAGGCGTCTTCCCAATCCTTACGCCCGTCCTTGTTCGACTCATACTCCTCCAGCAATTCCGAAGAAACCCTGCTCGCCACACCATCTTCCAGCGTATCCGCGAGGTTGGCGTAAAAATCACCCGTATCGGGAGCCGACATGCGCGGTTCAAAGTCAACCAGAACCCCACCATCTTCCTCCAGTTCTATGTTTAAACCGGGAGCTTCAATGACGGTCTCGTCTTCCAAGAGAACTTCCGCATCCGGACCTTCCTCAAGGTCAACAGTAGGTATTTCATTCCGCCGCTCAACAAGGGCGCTCGTACCAAAGTTGCTGCGGGGTAAAGGAGAACGGGCCATGCTTACCGCCTCAACGACATGATGCCGCCGCCGCGCATACCCCTTCGACGCTTGGCAAGTTCATACATGGTCTCGCCCGCTTCGCGAACCGACATACTACCCCGTGGAGCGAGTTCCCCCGCCGACGTACCACGGCCAACGTATCCGCCACGCGCCCGCTGCTGCGGGAAAACCTCTTCCAATGTTGAGTAATCGGGAGCCGTTTGACGTTCAGAAGGAGAACGCCCCATAAAAGGGAGGGCCGAGAAAGGGTTTGGATCATAATCGAGGAAAGATGGCCCCGGATACCCTCCTCCATAATACGCATCTTCGGCATTCTGCGATTGCATGGGAGCAGCCGGATCATTGTACATGTGATAATCACCCGTTCCTGGAGGAGCGAGCAACTCTCCTCCGCCAGGGCCTTGGCCTTCAATAAATGGAGCCCTGTCTGAAATTGAAGCACCCGTGTCTGGTGTACTTAGCTGCTTCAACAACTGCTGTTCCTTGGTGGGTGGTGGAGCGGGATTATCCAAAAGAGCAAACCGCACAATCCTAGCTTGCGGAATATCCATGTTTGCAATGCCCTCAAGAAAGGGCCGATTCATGTTAACAAAATCACGGACCTCCTCTTCACTGCTTCGCATAGCCTTAACAAGATCATCAACAAGAATCTGTACGTCCGGTGCGCTAAAGCCGCCCATGCGGGTTTCTCCCGCGCCGATAGGAACGCCACCCTCCGGTCCGGAGAAACCTGCTCCTACGCCGCCACCCCCTTGATAACCAACGGGCCGAAAGCCCATCATGCCGCCACCCCGCATCCCAAGGGACTGCTTGTATTGTTCCGCTGCTGCCATACCCTGCGGCGTATACGCAAACTCGCGCCCTGCTACATTAGGCATTTCTCTTTCTCCTTCTCTTTTTCTTACGGTCCACGCCCTTGATCGTACCCTTATTCCGTGAGGCGTGAAAAATTCTCTCGCCGCGCTCCGGACCATACTTCTTGGTCATTTTGCGCTTAATCTTTTTGCCCTTTGTCGTTAGCGGCATTTCAACCTACCATTCTTGGTTGCTCATATAAAGGCTTGTCTACAAGACCGCCTTCGGCATACCACTTCTTAGGAATCTTCCCTCCAACAATTACGTTTTGGTCGTGTACGACAAAATTCTTGGTGCGGGTGTCTTCCTGTGGTTCCGGATATTCAAATCCTACCTCTACCTTCCTTACCTTCATCATATTAAGCAGATCTATTGCACCTTCCAGGGTGCTCATTTCCCGCAAGTCGTTCTCTTTGCGCTGGATATCACCGGGGGATAGTGGCTCGCTGGGAATGCGGGAACGGGCATCATGGTATCTCCTGGCTGAATGAGCCGCTTCTATTGCTCTATCAAAAACGTCGTAGCCCTTCTTTGGAACCGAAGACTCACTACCAGCGTCCAGGATAAGATCTCGTGCTTTATCCATTACAAGAAGAGGGGTGTTATTCCTTAAACCAACAAGCCCCATAGGTCTCCCTATGCTTCTAAGATATTTTTCTATATCAAGCCCATTGATCGTAAAGGACGTTGCTTTCGTAATATCTGGAGGCTCCGGCGCATAGCGACTATCTTGATCCCAGAATTTAGTTCCTGGAATGCCCGCGTTTTTCATCTGATTTGCCAGTTCAATTTTGGCATTCCGCGTTTTCAAGCCAGGATAGCGTCCAAGCTCGTTTACTAAAAACTCCGAAAACTCACCACCTGTTTTCTTTACTAACTTCTCCCACACACGTTTCATGCCTCTCCTCGACGGGTCCGGAGTGTCTAATTCGGAAGTGAGATTCCCAAACGCCCCCTTGCTCTTAAAATATTCCTGTAGAACGGGCATCTTTTGAAGTTTCTTCCAGATTTCCGGCTGGTCCTTTACCGTCTTGTCCAGATCCAGCATGGCGTCTACGTCATCCTTGCGATACCCAAGTTCGTAAAGAGAACCAGGAGCGTCCTTGATGTCGTATTTTTCTATCACCCGCTTAAATTTATCCGGGGGAGTATTTTTCTCCATTTCCTTCAACAAACTGTCTATCCCTGCTCTAGTAGGCTCAAAGGTCGTTCCATGTTTCTTCAACGCATCCAATACGGCCTTGGTGTTCTCTAAACCTTTGTATCTGGAAGTCGTTTCCTGGCCCGTAGCAAATCCCAGGTCCAAAAGCTCGTTGGTTTCTCTTAATGCTCTTTCCAGAGTTCCCGTCCTGACCATGGCGTCTTGCGCTTCAGATATGCCGCGCTCAATACCTTTACCTTCTAAAATATGAGGAACCTTGATTTTCATCCCGCGCCCCAATACTCCGTATGTACTGATATAGTCACCAAGATTACGGTGCTTTTTCCCATCATATGTATGCTGGAATGCCGACGTGAATGGTCTATTGCGAGCATTCTCAGCATGCTCTCGTAAGGCATCTTGTAAATTGCCCACCGTTTCTATGTCTTCCTCGTCAACGCCAAGGTTTGAGGCTTGAAAACGATTCCAGGCCGGAACATACTTCGGCACAACCTTATCACCCATCATCATCCGGCCCTGGCGTTCGCCTAGATAATAAGCCTCTCCCACCTTGCGAGCTTGTCCGCTGTATAACCCCGCCCCCCTTGCAGCGGCTCCTTGTCCAATGGGCTTCTTGACAACGCTATGTCCTTCGATATCAGGAACCCCCCCTATAAATTCCCTGACAGGAGTCCCATGCCACGAACGTATGTACTCGTTTAAATCAGGGTTCTGAATAACCGACATAATCCCCTTGGGTTCTTGGGCCGTGGGCATTAAAGCTTCCTTGGCCCAATCCAAACCACCGGCTCCCTCCGACTCGAACAGGTTTCGCCGCTTCCAGGCCAAAGCCGCTTCCCAGGCGTTTTCAAAGCTACCCCAAGCTTCAACGGCATAATCCTTTGCCTGTTGTTTTTGTTCCGGACTGAATGAATCCCACCCCATCTGCACGAGAGCAAAAAAGGGAGCCCTCTTCAACCCACCAATACCCCGCCTCAACGAAGGCTTCGGCTTCACAGGAACAGGAAGATTAGAGGGCTGTTTGCCAGGAGGACCCTTACCAACAGAAGGCATCTCACCCGCGAGCTTTGACAACACTTCCGCACCGAACGCCAAGCGCGGTAAAAGTTCGTCTATCGTTTCGCCCGCCTGTTCAAGGTCCGTGGTCCCTGGTTCTTCAGTGGGTTTCTCTACAAAACCGCCTTCGGCCTTTGACAGAAAATCGCTGTCGGCATCCGCTTCTGGAAACAAACCTAGCTTTTCACTAAGTTTATCTATCTTAACCTCCAAAAAATACGGGTCGCTGAGTACCGGATCAAAATGTGAGTTTGCTATATGAAATAAAATGCTTTTCGCGAGTTCTGCTTCTTCTGATTTAGGCTTAATGCGCCGAATAGATTTTCTGATTTCGTCTAGTTGTTTTTCCTCAACTTCTAAAGGACCAAAGTCTGCTCCTCTTTTAGACATGTAATCGTCGCCAATTATATGTGCCTTTGCTTTTAAGCGTTTTAATTTTTCACCAAGGTATTCGTTAGATCGTCCTCCTGTTTTAGTAAAACCTGTGGGACCTGTAAGTTCTCTGAGAACATCTCCCGCAGCTTCTAGAAGATAGGCTCTTTCCGCACTCCAACCTGTTTTTGGGTTTTGTCTAAGAGCGTTCTGTTCTAAATGTGTGTCCCAATAATCTCGTGTTTCCGGATCATAAGTGTGATGACGTGCCATAGTATACGGCATTGCTATGGGATCCGTTGGCCCTTGGGGCGCGAGCCCTAAAGCTTCCTTGAAGTACCCCAGACCCGACTTATCCAATTGATACTTCGGATCCTTATACATCGTTCTTACTTTTTCAGGAGATAAAAGACCTTCTGTTCTTTCGCCCCCATCAAAATAGCGAAGCTCAACAGGAAGGGTTTTCCAACCCAGAGCTTTTGCCGCCATTATCCTATGGTTACCTTCACTAACCCAAGGAATGCCATCGTATCCAACCGTAATAAACGGCGCATATTCTTCAGAAGCAGGGTCATCTTTATCTAATAAAGGAAGTTTGCCTGTTTCTTCCATCTGTTTTTTTAGCCAAGCTAAATCCTTCTCGCGAACCTGTCCCTGCTCTCCTCTTCGACCCTTAAACGTTGCTAATAAATCTACAGGTAGATTAACGTTTTTTCTGAAACTTGCAGTTGCATCACCAAAGTGAGGTGCTCCGTACTCATTCCTACCTTTTTCTTTTGCAGATTTAATTTTACGTGCTAACCAATCTCCACCAGGGTTGTCTACAGCTAGTTTTGGAACGTCTGTCCCTAAAGCTTCCTTGAAGTACTCAAGCCCAGGTTTATCCAGCCCGACCAGTTCGTGCATCTTGTTCTCACGCAACCAATCGACCATCGCCCCCGCGTCGTCCTTTGCCTTCTCCTTGATGTCTTCCGGCATTACATCCCAGAAAGTCTTTGCCATCGCTACTAACGGGAATACCCTTCCCTTCATCAGGCTCCCAAGACCACGGAACATCTGACCCTTTCCCGTGCGCTTGTCCTGCTTTACAAGTTCCTGACCAGGAGGCCGCTTCTTCGGAGGTGGTATCTCACTAAGTATCTTTGAACCAAGGTCCGTAGCCATGATGCCCTTTTCTAAAACCGAAGGGTCCGTGGTTCCTGATTCTTGTGTCGTTCCTACTTTCCGGCCAAAATCCCGTAAAGCGTTCATGTTCTCCGACGCTAAAACTTGATACGGCACGTTTTCATAAAACATCCCAGTTTTGCTGTCGTCTATATTGAAGACCATCCGCTCTACGTCTTCTCCACCCGCATCCCACAACCCGTTCGCTAACTCACGGAGCTTGCTCCTGTTTAGACCAAATACCTCTGCATTGTTTCCAGCAATACGAGTCCACCCCAGGCTTCTGATTCCATAACCTCTTGGATCCCCAGAACCTTTAAATATACCCACTTCTTCTTCTGATATACCCAGCGTCTTCAACAAGGCTTCTCTACCCTGTGGAGCACCCGCTAATTTGTTTTCTAGAAAATTGGAAACCTCTTCAAAAGGTACGTCCTGACCCGTCAAGGGATCCTCTATCGACTCTCCCGTAGTAAAAGGCTTTGACCTAAGACCTTCCCAATCAACTTCAAAATTCTGATCTAAAACATCAACCACGTTACGACGAACATGATCCGTGGCTATCATATCGTGGTTAAAGTCCCCTACATCACCATCGGCATATACGGCGTCCCCGTCTATTAGAAAAAATTCCCCACTCAAGTCCGCCATGCCTAAATGCCCGTCTCAATGGAAAACGGAAACCGCCACCTGCACGAAGCCAATACAATGGCTACAATGAAAATTGCTACCGCGATCCAAAAACCTACCGCGAACTTACCCCGACCCTCCTTCGGAGGATATACCTTCGGGATGATGGGCTCCCTAACCACGGCCCATGACTCTGTACAAACCACTCTGTGAAATCTGCGGCAACGACGCCAGACCACCCGTCGCTAAACCGGGTATGTTAGGAGTTACGTATTTGTCATAATAATCGGTGAGCGATTTTATCGTAGAGGGAACGGATGAAGTAACATCTATCATCTCCTCTACAGGCTTGTTGGGGTCAATACCAATTGTAGCCAACGTAAGCGGGCTCAAACCCAGGTCTACCTGAAGACTCCCTGGGGCTTGTGGACCAGGAATTCCCGACATGTACTGGCTGATGTCCGAATGTGGTTTACCGGAAGGGTCCACATATTGCAGAACATCACCCGTACCCAATTGAAAATCCGGACTTGCAATACCGCCGGTAACAGCAGTCCCAATAGTGTTAATACCCATTTCAGGGAGAGCCGTAAACCAATCCCACCAACTAGCGGCTGGATTAATGCGGAAATATCCGTGCTTGGACGTTAATATATCCGGCTGATCGCTGGGTAAGTCTACTCCCCGTTCTACGAGGCCCCCGGCGGTGTCCCAAATATCCTCCGGTACGTCTTCCGGTCTTTTTGCCGCCTCTTCTCTTGCTTTCGCAAGAAGAACCTCTTCTCCCGTCGTCATTGGCTCACTTGGATCCCTATAACCAGTAAAGCCGGTGCTCCCTAAATTTCCCGAACCACCATACGCTATATCTTGCGCTTGGTCCGGACTGCCTTCCCCCGCTGTATCCTCAAGTGATTCCTCTAACATACAAAACTCCTACCCGTAATAGCTGCGAAGATACGTGGACGGCTCGGAGTCCACCCAATCATCACTCGGAAGCTGTACAAAATTACCCTGACGATACCGCATCAAGGCTTGCGTGGTGCTGTCAACAAGGTCGTCGTGCTCGCCAAATGGAAACGCGGCACACTCGTCACGAACCTCGTCCGCCCAACGTTCGTCCGGAGCCCAAATCATCCCGCTCTCAAATAATGGCGAAACCGAATGAACCCGCGTTACCTTATCGTTTCCCTTGCTTGGTGTAAAGTTTACAACAGGGATCCCCAACTGCCGAAGCTCATGCGTCAGCGGCATCCCCGACGCCTTCGCCTCCACAATGACCGTCTCCGGTTCCCAGAACTTGTACTGCTCCAAAGCCTGTACCTTCAATTCCGGAAAATCCCACCGCCCCTTCTTCGCATCCAGCAAAATTAAATTAGGGGGTCCCTCCTCCTTCGGATGAAAAACCCCCCACGTCGTAATCGCAGAATAATCCGCCGTCTCCTGCTTGGAAAACGCCGTGTCGTAACTCTGTATAACGTACTCCAACTTCGGAACCTCGTCCTCTTTCCAAAGATTCCACCACTCCTTCTTTATAATCGCACCCTCTTCCGAAGTCGGATTCTGCTGCCATTGAGCATTCCACTTCGCAACCGACAACGAAGCGCGGACCCCCTCCAGTTCCGCCTTGGCCCAAAACTCAGGCCAACACGCCTTCCCCGAAGGCATGATAGCCGGAAACTCCACTACCTCCCACTGGTCCGAATGCTCATCATACCCCTGCGCCTTGATAACCTTTGCCGTCAAATCCTTCAATGACCACCGGGTCATTACAATTACAATAGCACCACCCGGCTGGAGCCTCTGGCGGGGACCCGACGTGTACCACTCATACGCATGCTCCATCGCCGTCTCCGATAATGCGTCCTGCTCCGAATGTGGATCGTCAATTATCAAAAGATCAGCACCGCGTCCGGTAATCGCGCCCCCTACACCAGCAGCAAAGTACTCCCCACCATGGTTCGTGGACCACCGTCCCGCAGCCTTGCTGTCCGCCTGCAACGAAACATCATCAAAAATATTCTGATACTCCGTCGTCGCAATAAGGTTACGAACCTTTCTTCCAAAATTTACAGCAAGCTCCGCAGTATGCGTGGTCTGAATTATCTTGGTCTTCGGTTCGCGTCCAATGATCCAAGACGGAAGGAGGTAACTTGCGAACTCCGACTTCGTATGTCGAGGAGGCATGTTAATAATGAGGCGCTTGTTCTTTCCCGTCGCAATGTCTTCAAACTTCTTCGCAATCATCTTGTGATGAGCGCCTACAATAAATTCAGGCCAGACTTTTCTAACGTACTTTAGATAATCTTCCCGACACCCCTCCACTTCTTCCATCTTCGCTAACCGAAGCTCAAGCTTCATGCGACGCTCTTCAACTTCCGGAGTCTCAGTTCTAAGCATAAGGATCCTATAAATTGTTTCACGTGAAACATTGTTAAACTGGGTCCCATTTCTAGCAGATTCCACCCCAGTTAAGCGATACGTTTTTTCACGGTATTATTTTCGCGGAACAAGGTCAGGGCCATCCCTCGGCGGGCGCGGGCGGCGGATCGCGCGGCGCGGGCCATAA